GCATGGTAATGCAACAAACTATGATGTTAAAGTAGGTATTCGTGATATTAAAACAAGCACAGAAGTTGCTGACCCAGATGGATATGCAACATTTACGGTTGAAGTTCGAAAAGTAAATACTACTAATATACCAAACCCAGTATTTACATCTCAAGATACAGATCAGAATCCAGATATTTTAGAAACATATTTAAATGTTAACTTGAATCCAGATTCTGCTAATTATATTGCAAAACGAATTGGTGATCGTTATCAGACAGTATCCGATGCTGGTGTAATTACAGTTAATGGTGATTATCCAAATGTTTCAAAATATATTCGAGTGCAAGTAACTGATGGAGTTGCGAAGAAAACTAACGTAGCATCATTGATTCCATTTGGATTCCGTGCTATGGTTTCTCCAATACCAGCAGCATCCGGATCTATATATTTACGTCCGGTAACATATAAAACATCTCAAATTAATACTACATATTCTGGAAATAATTATCTAGGATTTGATTTCACAACTATAAATAACTTAAACTATTTAGCACCAATACCAGATGAATCATCTAACACAAGAACAACTGGTAGCAATGCAGATTTCTATTTAGGTAATGTGAATCAAGATGCTGCAGCAGCATATCCAACATCAACACCATATTCAGGAAGTTTAGAAACAGCATTAACAGCAGGTACATTTACAACTAATGTTAAAGCATCTACACGTAAATTTATGGTACCGTTCCAGGGAGGATTTGATGGAGCTCGTCCAAACTTACCTAAATATTCTGGTGTAGATATAACTGAAACGAATACATTTGGGTTTGATTGTTCATCTAATACATCTACAGGTACAACTGCTTATAACAAAGCATTTACTTTGTTAAGCAATACAGATTATTATGATTTCAATATGCTTATTACACCGGGATTATTAGACAGTAAACATAGTGTAGTAACAACATTAGCTAGAAATTTATGTACTGATCGTCAAGATGCATTTTATGTAATGGATTCTAATGAAATAGATGCATCTATCGAAACTGTAGTTCAACAAATAACAACATTGGATAATAATTATAGTGCAACATATTGGCCATGGGTTCGAATCACAAATCGTGATAAGAATGTTCCGGTATGGGTTCCACCAAGTGTAGTTGTACCAGGAGCTATATCATTCAATGATCGTGTAGGCGCTCCATGGTATGCACCAGCTGGTTTGAATCGTGGTGGATTGACAACAGTATCTGATACATACCGTGCATTATCACAAGCAGATCGAAACACATTATATGAAGCTCGTGTTAACCCTATTGCAAACTTCCCTAACGATGGAATTGTGGTATGGGGGCAAAAGACACTACAAGCTCGACCAAGTGCATTAGACCGCGTAAATGTACGCCGTTTACTAATCGCGGTTAAGAAGTTTATTGCATCGTCAACTAGATTCTTAGTATTCGATCAAAACACAACTGCGACTAGAGCTAAATTTACTAGCATTGTGAATCCGTATCTAGAATCGGTACGTGCACAACAAGGTTTATATGCATTCCGAGTAGTAATGGATGATACTAACAATACACCAGATGTTATTGATAGAAACATTATGTATGGTCAAATATTCTTGCAACCAACTCGTACAGCTGAATTTATTATATTAGATTTTAATATTCAACCAACCGGGGCAGCGTTTCCTGAATAGTTTGTAAACATTTAATTAAAGAGGGCAGGATTAGTTCCTGCCTTTTTTACGTTACTAGATATTTATAAAAAAAAAGGATCAATAAAATGGCATTAAAAGATTTAGTAAATCCGCAATTATCCGATTACGGTATTGAATCAGACTTCTGGGCATCAGCATATTCATGGGAACCGAAAAAAGCACACCAGTTTGTGATGAATGTTGACGGTATTCCGGCATATCTTATTAAAGCATCTGCTAAACCTAGCATGACAAACGGCGAAGTGGTTTTAGATCATATCAATGTACAGAGATATGTTAAAGGTAAAACTGTATGGAACACTATTAGCGTAACATTATATGACGCAATTGTACCATCGGGAGCCCAGTCAGTAATGGAATGGGTACGTTTACATCATGAATCTGCTACAGGTCGAGATGGATATTCTTCCATGTATAAAAAAGAAATAAAACTTCATCAGTTATCACCACTCGGAGAAGTTATCGAAGAATGGATTTTAAAAGGAGCTTTTATTACAGAATCAAATTTCGGTAGTTTAGATTGGGCAACAGAGGATGTTGTTAATATTGAAATGACATTAAGATATGATTGGGCATTCTTAAGTTACTAATTAGTATGCCTAGGAAATTGTGGGAGTCAAATGGCTCCCATTTTTTGTGTTCTTTGATATTTATAATAAAGTTATAAAGGATACATTATATGAGTAAAGTTACAGATCGATTAGAATCACAAAACATTATTAATCTTGCACGACAAAATTACGAAAAACAACAACGAAACAAAGTACCTGGCTATATGGTTTCGTTACCGAGTCAAGGAAAAATATATCCAGAAGCATCTCCGCTTCGGGCTGGGGTAGTTGAAATGCGATACATGACTGCATATGATGAAGATATATTGTCTAATGCTAGTTATATTAAATCTGGTATAGTTTTAGAAAAATTAATCGATGGTTTATTGTTAACAGCCGGTGTATCTTCTGATGATATAGGTAATCCGGATCTAGAAGCATTAATTATTGCTGCTCGTATCCATGGATATGGGAAAGTATATCCGGTATCAGTAATACATCCAGAGACTGGTGTAGTATATAATAAAGAAATAAACTTATCAGACATTGGATATAAACAATTCAATTTAACATCAGATTCTAACGGAGAGTTTGAATATACTACTAGTACATCGAAAGATGTTATTAAATTTAAATATTTAACTACAGCTGAAGCAAAAAATATTACAGACGAACATTCAATATCAGATTTAATGAAATATACTATACGAGAAGTAAACGGCTCACGAAATGCTAATGATATTGAAGATTATATTAAATATGGATTTTTAGCGGCTGATTCGAGAGAATTTAGAAAATATCTAGTAGACAATTTATATGGATTAGATTTTAACATGCAATTCGAAGGTGAAGCTGGGAGCACCTTCACTGCTGGGTTTCGTATTGGACCAGAACTTCTTTGGGTTTAAGCCGGAACATCAAGTACAATTTCACGATCAACTTTTTGATTTAATATGGGCTGGCGACGGACGATGGGATTGGGATGTCGTTTATAATTTACCTATACATATAAGAAGATTATGGATTGCTAAAATTAATAAAAATCGATCAGCTGTTAACGAACAACAACAAGCAGAAAAAAAAGCTGTTGAATATGCACGCCTAAAAAAACCTCGTTAAATATTTATATAAAAATAGGATGCGTGTGAATACATATCATGATATATTAATTAAACATTTACGTAGTAAACCTAAACTAGGTAAACAATCAATTGATCCAGAAGAACGACAAAAAGAAATAAATAACCAGTTACAAAATCTTAGTGAACGAATTCCTAAGTTAAGCGCATTATATGACACATATAAAACGATTTTAAAAGGAGTTGCTACAGAAGAAGTTAATTTATCACAAGGTCTAGGTCAGGTAATTACTTATCAAAAAAATTACCAAACTCAAATTGAGTCCTTGTATAAAAGCATGACTGCTTTAGAGCAAGCTAATAAAGATCTTTCGAAAGAATTTGGTTTAAATGCAAAAAATGGGGCAATATTAGCTAAAGCAATACGAGGTCTTTCTACAGAGTCTGGTGTTGGCGAAGATAAATTATTTGAATATGCAAAGAGTTTAAGATCTTTAACTGGTGGTATGTTAACTGCAAAAAACATAACTACTACATATGGTAAAGCGCTAGTAAATGCTCGTCAGATCATGATAACTAATTTAGGTGTATCCGAAGATGCAGCGGACGGTTATGAATTGATGGCAGCTGGAATGGGAAAATCTGGTTTGCAACTTCTGTCTAATCAAAGCAAATTAGCTGCAGCTATCGGCAAAAAGACCGGATTAGATTCAATGGCAATTCAAAGAGATTTAACTGAAGAAATTGGTAATCTTACTGCAGATTTGCAAATGCGATATGATAAAATTCCAGGTTCATTAGAGCTAGCTGTACTAAAATCAAAAGCATTAGGTTTAAGTATGAGAGACTTAGCTAGTACTGGCGATAATTTATTAAATATAGAATCTTCAATTGGGACAGAATTAGAATATCAATTATTATCTGGTAAACGTTTATTAGTCGATGGTAAAAAGAGTCTAACGGATGCATATCGCCGAGCTACCATTGAAGGAGATGCCGATGAACAAGCAAGATTAATCAATCATTTATTGGAAGATCAAGGAGAGATTTTACAAAAAAATATGTTTGCTCGTAAAAAAGCATCTGAATTGCTAGGAATAGATGAATCGGTATTAGCTAAATCCATACAAAAACGAGAAGCATTGGTTAAGTTAGGGGCTGAAGAATTAATGAATCTAAAAGCCGATGATTTTGAGGCAGCATTATCAAAATTAGAAACTGAAATTGGAAACGATGCGGATCGAAAAAAAATCTTCGAAGAATTAAAAAAAGCCACAGATACCAGAAGTACCGACGAACAAGCTCTAGATGTATTAAAAGTTATTGAAACCAACACAAAATTAAGCGCCGGAGTTGATGTTGCCGCCGTTCAATCAAAATTACTAGAAGAAATTAAGCGAGGCGATCGTCAATCATTTCAAGGACTAATAACAGCATTTAATAATACGGATACAATGAAGTTAGTTGGCGAGTATAAAAATATATCCGGTGTTGCTACTGCCATAGAAAATCCATTATCATTATTAGCAGCTCAATTACCGGTTATAGGTGATGTATTAAAAACTACATTAGAATTATTAAAAAAATTAACGATAGGTACAACTGCTACACAGATTGGTCAAAACAAAGATGCCGTTTTCATGAATGATGGATTGATTCAATTACATCAAGATGATAAATTAATGCGAGTAAATGATAGCACAATGATTGCTGGTACGAATGTCGGAGGAATGCGAGATTTTGCACGAGCTGCAAATAATAGTTCTATTGATTATAATAAAATGGCACAAGCAATCGCCGCGGCAATGCAAAATGTAAAAGTAGAAGCAAATGTAAAAACGGATAATTTATATGCTGCTACTAAATTAAATGGTCCAACACGTTTTGGATAAGTATAGAGGATAGTAGTATATGAGTAATCCAACAATAACATCTAATCAATTTAATACATATCCTGTTGATACATCGACTGGTGCTACTTATTTTACATTTAACTATGGGTATATTGGCGAATTGTCGTCAGCTGTGTTAAAATTAAAAAATCCAAGTTTGAATGCTACACAATTCACACTGAATCCGATAGACACGTCAACTGCCGGTATATTTAATACATTTAACTATAATTATCCTGGTGAGTTATCAAGTACACAGTTAGTATTAAAGAATCCTACATTGACAAACTCCGAATGGAAACCGGCAGCAGTATCAGCTGATAACATAACATCGCAGTTTAAAAATACCAATCCAGATAATGCGGATGAGACAATCAAACAAACGATACTATGGAATTCAACTACAGATAACGAACAACTAGTTAATAATCAAGTGCAACCATCTTTATCGGATATTAGTAATAGGGCTGGATTATTAGCAGCAAGTTTAGGAGGATCGTATTTAGGAATTCCGCAAGTATCACAAGTAGCTTCCGGCCTTATACCAAATACATCTAGATACAGCACATTGGCATTCAATCAATTAAAAAATGTTCCAGGCGTAAAATATGCAGATTTTAGATCTCGTAAAATTTATGATGCTAAAGGAGTATTACAAGATATTCCATCTATACGAGCAGATGCTGCATCTGCTGCTGTTAGAGGGGAAACTGTTAGCCCGATGTCATTAATGTATGCTGGGGCATCTGCTTCACCATTTGGAGCATATAGCATATTTAATCTAGATGGTACAGGTACTACGGGATATGGTTGGGGAGATCATGACAATCCTACTGCAATACGAAATGATTTTACTTTACGAAGTCATGTTGCTACAAGATGGGCAGATGGAAAATGGAAACCGGTTATTGGATTAGAATCAGCAGTACCGTTTCGTGGTGATCGTGTCACAGTTATAGATTTCGGACAGCGTGATTTAAAAAATGCGTATAGATGGCGTAATTCTAATATCAATCTAGGAAACGTATTAGGATCTCAAATAAATAATACGCAAGATTTTATAAAATTTTATTTCACCGGGCCTGCAATAACAAATAATAATTCAATTGAAGATGATATCATAGTATTTCGTGCAACAATTACATCATTAACTGATACATATTCGCCATCATGGACTCCACAAACGATGATAGGACGAGCAGATCCTAATTATCATTATACCGGTGTTACCCGAGACCTAAATTTAGATTTTACGGTATACGCAACCGATCGGGATGAAGTTAAACCCATATGGAGAAAATTAAATGCACTAGCTGGATATACTGCACCAGAATATGATTCTAGTACAATTGCATTTAAAGCTCCATGGATGCGTATAACTATTGGAGATTTATTTCATCAACAAGCAGTATTTATAACTAGTTTAGCATATACATTGCATGATAATGATACTACATGGGAAATAAATATCGAACGCGATCCAACCATGAAGCAGGTGCCACATAAAATATCAGTTTCGATAGGATTAACATTAGTTTCTGATTTCTTACCACAAAAAAGAGGTAAGTTCTATTCATTGGCTAAATCATATGATGCGGATGGTATGCCAATTGATGGACCTGATAACTGGTTAAGTGATTTTGAAAAAAATCCAACGGCATTGCCATTAGATGAGCGATATCTACCACCGATTGAAACTACTAAAACAGCTGATAGTATATCAACAGAAAGTACTTTATCAACCAAACAAAGACTTCAATCGAAAGCTAATGCAACTAAACCATATAAATTTCCAGAAGTTAAAATCGGACAACAAAGTAATACCAATACAATAATACGGAGATAACATATTATGAACAGATATTCAGCTACAAATACTATTAAAAATAATCAAGGAATACGTAGAAATTCTACTATAATTTTACCTAACAGTATTTCTAATCCATTAACAGATATTTTTATTAAAACTACCAGTGTTGAACGATTAGATAAACTAGCACAACAATTTTATAATGATGCATCGATGTGGTGGATTATTGCTGCTACTAATAATATAGGCAAAGGCACGTTATTAGTACCAACCGATACCGAATTACGTATCCCAGCTGCTGAGTCCGTAATGAATATGTTAATTAATTTAAATCAAACAAGATGAGTGATATTTTTTATTCACAAGTAGACCCAAATCTTTGGTCAGAACTAAACGCACGTGGACAAGCAGGTCGATACGATCGTAGCACTAAGTCCATGAACTTCATGTTAGAAAAGATTGCAAATGTAATGATTATACCATACAATACAATTAATGGTGAACCTGGTACATCTGTAATTAATGAAGCAATATTAGGTGGCCAAACAGTTCGTACCGGAGAATATCTACCTAGCGGACAGTACGGATTTTTAACCGATCGTAATTATAACGTATCGGAACACGGATTTAATGATCAGGGAAACATTATAGAAAAATATTCAAAATCTTTAATTAACACATCTAAGAGAATACCTCCATATATTACATCAGTTGATATAACAATTGGTGATCATTCAATGGGATTATTAAATTCAGTTACTGCTAATTTTGTCATTCCAAATCCTGAACGAGATTTGAATTATATGGAATCAATTTATTTCCGACCGGGTCGAAAAGTTGCGGTAATTATAGAACATCCGGATTCAGCTGTAATCACAATGGATCGTACAAATGGATTCCTTTCAGATACATCATTGATATCTGCATTTGAAGCTTCAGATGAGTATCTAGAAATTTTAAAAAGTAATAAAGATATCCAACAACGTCTAAAAGAAGCAGATGAAGCTCGTATCCGGATGTTAAAACGGTTACAACCATTTAGGCATTTAAATTTGGTTAGATTTGAAGGTATTATTCAGTCATTTACTATGGATTATCAAAGTGATATGAGTGTTCAATGTACTATACAGGTTATAGGTACTAGTAACGTATACACTGATATTTCATTAATTATTAATAGCAATAATGCAAATAAAGATTTTGAAACTCCAGAACCTGGTACAACCGAAGCAGCTGCAGCTATATCCGCAGCAGCCACAGGATCAGTAGAAGTTCCATTTGCTGATTTTTTTGGTAATTTAAATAACGAAGTACAGTTAGCAATAAAGGAATCAAAAACCCGGAAACAGAATAAAACGGAAATACCTAGTATTCAAGATCTTACAGTTGCATATAAACCAACTGATATTACAAAAGGATCTTTAACTAAAACCTGGCATTGGGCGATATACGGAACACCGGTAAATGGTGTCGGCGATCAAATCTACATACAAACAGCTTGGTTAGTTGATTATATTAATCGTGTTATTATCAGTAAACTAAATGCTAGTATTCCTAAAAGTAAAATAATATTTCAGTTTCCATTATGTCAAAGTACGTACTATAATATAGTATCTGCAGATCCATTTAATGTATTATTCGCAGATAATCATAGCTATATAGGATCAGTAGAAGTTACCAGCGCTGGTACTTCGGCTGCTGAACAAGTTAATAAGACTATCGATGATTTTTATTTTAAAGATAATATACAAGATTATATATGTTTATCGGTAACTGCTATAAGAGATAGTCCGGCAATTGATAAATCTAATCCAGACAGACAACTAATACTAGATTCATTTCCATTTACAGAAAAATCCATAACATTAAACACAAAACCAATACCGTCATTACCGGGATTATTGCCAATTACTAAACGGGTATTTGATCCTACATCGATATTTATAAATCTAAATTTAATTAAAGAAATTGTAGCAATATTCGAAACTAAAAAATCTATGCCAGTTTCTACATTATTAGAAGCTATTAGTTCTAAAATTAATAGTGCGACAGGTGGTGCTATAAATTTAACATTAATATCACATCCGGATGATCCTTCTGCATTATTGTGGACAGATTGTAATGCTATTAAAACATCAATTACATCTAATCAAGTAAAACCATATTCAGTACCAATGTTTGCAAATCATCCATCTGGTACAATAGTACGAGATTTTAAATTTTCAGGTAGACTTCCTCAAGATGCTACTAATTTATCATATGTATTAAATTCAGATCCATCAGAAATTGCAGAATCAGATATTGCACCATATGTATCTTTTATGTATGCCGCAAATACCGTATCCAGATCGGGACCGCATGAATCTATTTCATCAGTTATAACAGAAGATGATTTAAAAAATATTAAAGACAAGTATGCCGCCGCACATTATAAGTTTTATCAAAAATATTTAACTGCTAAAACTGAATATGCATTTGATTGGAAAAATAATAATAAACGAATTGCATTACAAAATGCATTATCAAAATATATACAATACCCAACAGATTCTATTTCTCTAAGTAATGAATTAGCAGCCCCGGTAATACCATTTGATGTAGAATTTACCATCGATGGTATAAATGGATTTAGATATGGCGATGTTTTAATGTTTGATGGATTACCATACCGATATCGAGCGAATGTAGTATTTTGTGTTATTAGTGTAACACATACGGTAGGTACTGATGGCGTTTGGACAACAACTGTTAGATGTATAATGCGACCAAAAATAGAATCATAACATATGCGATCAAAATCATTTTATATTGAAAACGAAATTGTTAACAATTTATACACAACCGGATCGGAATGGACGTTAACGGATGGTACTGAATATATAGGATTATATCACCAATACACAACTGGCGAAACATATACAGAACCGGAATGGAATTCTAAATTATCTAAAAAATTAATTAAATATGTACAGCAACCAAAGATTGTGCAAGAATATAACAGTTTAAAATTAATAAGAATTGCATCATCTGAAATGCCTAGAGCAGTTGTGCCGAATATATCTATCAGTGATATACAAATTGGGTATATCAATAGATTTTTTATAAAAAAAGTTAACGAATTAAACATAATAGAAATTGACCAACAGCAATATAATGATTATAGTACTATATTTGATATTCGTTTATATAGCGTAGTAAAAATAAAATGGTTTATCACAGGCAATTTGCAGGATAGTTACGAAAATAACGTTATGATACCCGGTATACTATCAAAAAATTCAAAAGAGGTACATGAAGCAAATTCTATGATGCCTGGAATAGTAGATAAATTAACTAATCTTCAAGAATATTATATAAATAGTAATATACAAACACCTACGGATATTAACACGAAATAATTTGTTTATTTGAATTATTTTTCATATATTTAATGTATGATAGTAGATACTAGAGAGGATTTAGATGCTCTCTTCGGTTATATACAAAACAGAAAAACATTGTTAGTCCCGATATTAGCAGACGCACAACTTCATGCGGTCCGCAATCGCATTACATGTATCTATGTTTATACCGAAGATGATGTAGAGCGTATAGTACCTATCAACCATACTGAACAAATAACCGGCTTTTCTGATGATTTACAACGGTTTCTGGATCTACGCAATATCTTTGTGTATGACAAGAAGCAGTGGCTTCAATTAGGAGGAAATGGGGATGTATGTGGCATTAAGACTTTGTGGTGGTACACCTACGGGGAAGCATATGATGAAACTCATTATTACACAACCGCTCATACATTTTATTGGAGACGACATAACACGTTACGCAATGTGAATGCAATGGTTCCGATCATGCAACATTTGGCAATGTGTCAGAAAATACGACACTATGCTTGGCCAATGTGTATGAACGCAGAATTATCAGAATCATATCAGCATTTTGATTCGGTGTATCCGGAAGTATTTGGTAGAATAGAAGCAGCTGGTTTATGTGTTACAGAAGACTTTCGTATGCCAGAGCTAGTTACAGATGGTTTTGTGTATAGCAATTACAATTATCATACCACAACGGATAGACCCAGCAACGCATACCGAGGTTTCAATTATGCAGCAATGAACAAGGAAGATGGTACCAGGTCAGCTTTCTGTAGTAGATTTGATAATGGTGCTTTGGTGGAAATGGACTTTGATGCATA